TAACAGTTGTTATAACAGGAGAACTTAAATGGCTTTAATATCACCAGGTGTACAAGTTAGCGTAATTGACGAGAGTTTTTACACACCAGCAGAACCAGGTACTACTCCAATGCTTTTTGTTGCTTCAAAGCAAGATAAACAAAACGCGGCAGGAACAGGTACAGCAAGAGGTACTACAAAGGCAAATGCCGGAGTACCATTTTTAATTACATCACAAAGAGATTTATCAGACACGTTCGGAGATCCATACTTCCAAACAGATGCTAGTAACAATCCAGTAAATGGCGGCGAACTAAACGAATACGGTTTACAAGCGGCATATTCATATTTGGGTGTTAGCAACAGAGCATTTGTTGTAAGAGCAGATGTTGATCTAGACGAACTAAGCCCAAGTGCAAGTGCACCAGCGGCAAATCCAGCAAACGGAACATATTGGTTTGACACAGCATTAACAAAATACGGAATATTTGAGTGGAACGGCAATGCCGTAACTGTTACTGGTGGACAGTCATTCACTAATAAAACTCCATTAGTTATTACAAATAAAGTTAATCTAGTTGGCGAAACTAACACAGGCGCTCCAAAAGGTGCAGTAGGTGCAGTAGGCGACTATGCAGTAGTAACAACAACTACTACTAACAAAGTGTACTACAAAAATACTTCAGGTGCATGGGTTAAAGTAGGAACAGCTGATTGGGTTAAGAGTTGGCCAACTGTAACAGGTACTGCAACAGGTACTCATACACTAGGACAAACTATTGTAATTAACGGAACAACTTTAGCGGCAACAGGAACAACAATTACACAGTATGCGGCTGATATTACAGGCGCAGGTATTACAGGTGTAAGTGCAAGTGTTGTAGACGGAAAATTAAACATCTTTGGTGACGGTACAAATACAACTGACGGTTCAACAGATGATGACGGTGCGATTGCTATTTCAGCAGGTGCTTCAGGTACATTGTTAGCAGACTTAGGTTTAACAGCAGGTACTTACTATTCACCAGCATTTGAAATTGCTCCACACACAGCAGTTCCAGGATTTAAAACAGCTGATACAAAAACAAGACCTACAGGTAGTGTTTGGTTTAAAATAACTGACGCTAATTTAGGTGTACAAATGAAAGTTAAAGCATTCAATAGTACTACTAAATTATGGGAAGACAAACCAGCTCCTGTTTACAAGACACACCAAGCGGCTATCTTTAATTTAGATAAAACAACTGGTGGACTTGGACTTGCATTAGGACAGTTATATGTACAAGCACACACAACTGAAGCAGAAAATGAAGAATTTGATTTTACAATTTTTGCAAGAAACAGTTCAACTGCAACTTCAATTACTTCAAGTGCAGTAGCAACACAGTTGACAGGAGCTCAGTCATATGGTTTTCAAATGTCAGAGAGTATTGTTGGACAAGCGGCTATGTCAGGCGGCAAAGCATTAAGCATAACAGCGGCAGGTTCAGCGGCAGACGCAGACACTATTGCAAATGCAATTAATGCGGCAGGCTTTGTTAATATTGTTGCAAGCGTAGACGCAAGTAACAGAGTTATTATCCAGCACAACGATGGCGGAGAAATCCACATTAAAGATACAAACGGTGCATTAGGATCAATTGGCTTTGCGGCATTTAACTACACAACAAAAGCAGGTACTGCAAACTTATATGCGGCACCAACAGGCGATTCAACTTATGACTTCCACGCTTCAAACTGGAAGATCCTAACACAAACTGCAAGTGCAAATGCTCCAACAGCATTAACAACTGATGGTGCATTATGGTACAACAGTATTGTTGACGAAGTTGATATTATGGTACACAACGGTACTACATGGATGGGTTACCAGAATGTTTATAGTTCAGCTGATCCTTTAGGACCAATTGTTAGTGCAACAGAACCAACTACACAACAAGATGGTTCATCTGCACTAGTAACAGGTGATATTTGGGTATCAACAGCAGACTTAGAAAACTATCCACAAGTACACAAATATAATTCAGACTTAGCAAAATGGTTAGCACTAGACGAAGGCGATCAAACATCAGAAGATGGTATTTTGTTTGCTGATGCACGTTATGGTACAAGTGGCGGAACAGCTACACTAGCACCAAGCGGAACTATTGCAGAACTGTTAGTTAGTGATCACTTAGATACTGACGCTCCAGATCCTGCACTATATCCGAAAGGAATGTTGCTTTGGAACTTACGTAGAAGCGGATTTAACGTTAAGAAATTTGTACGTAACCATGTAGATGTTACCCAGAAAAATATTAGAATGGGCGATGTGAGTATGGCAACTTACTATCCACACAGATGGATAACTGAATCAGCTAACCAAGTTGATGGTTCAGGTAGCTTTGGACGTAAAGCACAGCGTAAAGTTATTATACAAGCATTACAAGCAATGGTTAACAGTAACCAAGATATTAGAGATGACGAGTCAAGATTATTTAACGTAATGGCGGCACCAAGTTATCCAGAATTAATTGGCGAAATGGTTGCATTAAACAATGATAGAGGTTTAACAGCATTTATCGTTGGTGATAGTCCAGTAAGATTACAAAGTGATGGAACTACATTAAATAATTGGGGTTCAAACACTGCATTGGCTGTTGAAGATAATGACAATGGTGCAGTAACAAGAGATGAATATTTAGGTATGTTCTACCCGAGCTTGTTTACAAGTGATAACGCAGGTAACAACGTTGTTGTTCCACCAAGTCACGGTATTCTAAGAACACTAGCATTGAGCGATCAAGTATCGTTTCCATGGTTTGCACCAGCAGGTACAAGACGTGGTGGAATTACAAATGCAAGTGCGGCAGGATTTGTTGATGCAGAAGGCGAATTTAAGTCAATTGCACTTAATGAAGGACAACGTGATACACTTTATGCTAACAACATTAACCCAATTACATTCCTTACAGGAGCAGGACTTGTTAACTTTGGTCAAAAGACTAGAGCAAAGAACGCAAGTGCATTAGACAGAATCAACGTAGCAAGACTAGTAATTTACTTGAGATCACAACTTAAGAAACTTGCTAAGCCTTACATCTTTGAGCCTAACGATAAAATCACACGTGATGAGATCAAGGCGCAAGCAGATAGTTTAATGCTAGAGCTAGTATCACAAAGAGCGTTATATGACTTCCTAGTTGTATGTGATGAGTCTAATAATACTCCAAGCAGAATTGATAGAAATGAACTATACTTAGACATAGCTATTGAACCTGTAAAAGCAGTAGAGTTTATTTACATTCCGCTGAGATTGAAAAATACAGGCGAAATTAGTGGACTATAATCAGATAAATAAAAGTAATAGGAGCATATAATGGCAATTTCAACACTTTCAAAATTAACAGTACCTTTAGATAGTAACGCAAGTGCATCTAATCAAGGCTTGTTAATGCCCAAACTACAGTATCGCTTTAGAGTGAGCTTAGAGAACTTTGGTGTATCAAGTCCGTCAACAGAGCTAACAAAACAAGTTATGGACGTAACAAGACCTAGCGTAGCTTTTGATCAAATGACGGTTGATATTTACAACTCCAGAGTTTATCTAGCTGGCAAGCATACTTGGGAACCAATTACACTTAACTTGCGTGAAGACGTTAGTAACAATGTACAAAAAATGGTTGGCGAACAACTTCAGAAACAGTTTGATTTCTTTGAGCAATCAAGTGCGGCAAGTGGTGCAGACTATAAGTTTGTTACTAGAATTGAAATCTTAGACGGTGGTAACGGAGCAAATGCGGCAACAGTATTAGAGACATTTGAATTATACGGTTGTTACTTAGAAAGTACTAATTACAACACACTAAACTATGCAACTTCAGAAGTTGTAACAGTAGCGTTAACAATTAGATACGATAATGCGATACAATCACCACAAGGTACAGGCATAGGTACAGCAGTAGGAAGAACAATTAATACTGCTATTACAGGTGGCGGAGCGATCTAAACAAAATTAAATTTAAATTAAGGGGCATTTATGTCCCTTTTTTTATGACTGAATTATCTACTCACTTTACTCAAAAGGCTAAATATTAGTATGAGCTTTTTAAACGGATTTTTAGACAACGTTGTATCAGGGGCATTAAGTCCTAAAGGTAATCTTGGTGACTATGCACATGGTGCAAGACTATTTGTAGACGACAGTTTCAGATTAAGCCCAAAGGTAAAGTTTCTTTACCATGTTACATTTAATATTAATGCACAAGCGGCGGCTGTTATTCCTCAATTAAGAGAGAAACATTTAAATGAGCTTAATATGCTTGTTAAATCTGCACAGTTGCCTGCATATAATATTCAAACTGATGTAAAACATCAGTATAATAGAAAAAGAGTTATACAAAAACGTATTGACTACCAACCAGTATCAATTACATTACATGATGATAATATGGGTGTTACTACAGCAATGTGGGAAGCATACTATAGATACTATTATAGAGACGGAAATTATGCCGCTACAAAGCCAGCTGGTGCACCAGAATCTGGATCAGCAATACCTGAATATAATAGAGGTAATATTTTTAGTGGAATGGCCGGCAAACAATATAGATACGGTTTTGATAATGATAGCACTGCTCCATTTTTTGATAGTATTACTATTAGTCAGATGGCTCGAAAAAATTACACATCATTCCAATTAATTAATCCAATTATATCTGGATGGCAACACGACACCATGGACAACAGCGTAAGTGATCCTGTACAAAGTACAATGACAATTGATTATGAAACAGTTCATTATAGTAGAGGTCCAATTGGTAACGGCGGGCCAAAAGGGTTTGCTGAAGAACATTATGATAAAACACCAAGTCCAAACTCACTAGCAGGTGGAGGTGCATCTAGTTTACTAGGCATAGGCGGAGTACTAGCAGGAGGCTTTGGAGTATTAAGTGATATCACTGGGGGTACAGCAAACTTTGGTACAGTATTAAAAGCGGCAAATACACTACAAAATGCAGGCGGATTAAATGCCGCTGGTGTTAAAGGCGAATTATTAGGCAGTGTAGTTAGTAGTATCGGAAAAACAGCAGGAATTGATGTAAGTGGAGTTGCAGGAGTTATTACACCAAATGGTAGCGGAGGAGGCTCAGCAAAAACTGCGGCACTAGCGGCGGCTATTGTTGGAGGAGGCTCGTTATTAAGTAATGCACTAGCATCTGGAGCAACAAAATCAAAAACAAGTACAGTGTCATCAAATGCACCAACTGGTCCAAGAGACGGTGGAAACCCAGGTGGGTTTTAGAAAAGGTATAGGAATATAATGGATAAAGTACAATTAAATCTACCAGTAAAAGAACCAAACTCAAGTGCTAGTGATGTAAAAAGGTATTTCAATACTTACTATCAAAAACAATTAGCATATCCAAGCAATGAAGTAGATGCTGTAATAGGTTTCTTAGAATCAAAAGGTTTTGATAGACCTGCGGCACAGTCTACTGGCGCTATTCTTTTACAACAAGCAAAATTAGATAATGTTAAAATATTTGAATTATTAGATACATTAAAATCATTAGATAAACTACAACTTAGCGTTGCTGTTGCAACTGTACTAAATTTTAATAGACAGAAAATTAGTACATTAGGATTTAGAGTAACTAATACAAATACTCCGTTAGAAGCAAGAAACATAATGGGTTAACCCATGAGTCGTTTTGCACAAGGTAAATTCGAACCTAAAAACCCAGACAAATATGTAGGACGTAAAACGCCAACTTATCGCAGTAGTTGGGAATTTGCGTTTTGTAAATTTTGCGATGAAAACCC